TTCAAATCTGCTAGACCATCGTGGTCAACAATGTTTGGTGTATCCAGAAACTGTGTGGTATCTGGATTTGCGATGGCCTGTTGATTGAAGTTAAATTCCTCCATAGAGGGAATCTCAGGTGGATTAGGGTTATTATAAATTTTCAATACGCCTGCCGGAAAGACAGGTATTTCAGTTGCACTCATATTATCGTCCAATGTCTTTAATGCTATCTTTACCTATAACCTGATACGCACCCTTGTTATAGGCAGGAGCAATGGTATAGTTTTTGGAAACTTCTAACTCATGATTATTGTCTCTCTTGGTCGTATCACCAATACCAGCGTTGTTACTAGGTATATATGGTGTCTCACGCCTGTATGATGGAGAGGAAATACTTACACCAGTGAGTTTACTTCGGTCTAATTTTTTTGCAACAACAACTTTCTTCTTTGTCTTCTTTCGTTTACGAGTATTGTTAGTAGTATAATAAATTGGCATCAGAGCCATAATCAAATAACCTCATTCAATAAAGGGAAAACCTTAGCAATCTCAAACGCACAATCCTTTGCAATGTCCATATGTTCTTTCTGTGTTCCGTTTCCGGTACGAAGTTCGATATAATGAACCCAACTACGAAGTGTGCCATTCATGTACATACGTGACATAGTTAGTCCTTCAGGAAGAACTGCACGAGCCTGTTCTTTTGCAATACCATTATTGATAGCCCAATCATATGCCATCTTAGATTCATGAATAATAAGTTCTTGTTTAGCCTTCCATGCATGATGCAATTCACTTTCATCATCAAGTTCAATACTATTTTGTCTGTTCTTTGAATCCTGTAACCTTGCTTCACGAGTCACAAATTGTAAGTCCTTTGTGGGGTCAGCATAACGTTGACTGAACTCTTGAAATGAGAACGAACGATGCCGCAATATCTGTCTCGCGATATCTCTTGTAGTCTCAATCTCCAAACAAACACTCACCATCTCAAGTGGTGACCAATGTTTGTTTTTTATGAGATACTTGATAAGTTTCTTAGACGTTTCTTCGTTGTTCTGATTACTTGGATTAGATACTCTTGCACAATAAGAAACTAGATTTGTAATGTCAGCACGGGAATCACTGGAAAAATGAATACTCGATGAGTTTGCTGCGCGAGAATATGATACTAGTTTAACACTCATTATTCATAGTCTCCGGGCTCTACTCCATAACCAAAAACATCTTCCATAGTTTTTTTCGACTTTTGACCATATGGCCAATTTGGTGGATAAGGCGAGTGTTTGAATTTTGGATTCACATCCCAGCCCTCATCCTTAGATATAATTTCCTCAAGTTCATTTACCCTGGCCAGGGCAAGTTTTAGAAGGTTGATCAGATCATCACGATTTAGTTTATTCATCATTGTAAACCTTTACTTTAATTGGCTCCCCAGGATGGGCTCGAACCACCGACCGAGTGATTAACAGTCACTTGCTCTACCTCTGAGCTACTGAGGAATATTGGTGCCGGCGGTAGGAGTTGAACCCACGACCTGATGATTACAAATCAACTGCTCTACCAACTGAGCTACGCCGGCATGATAAAACTATCGTCGATGAGACTTTTCTCTTTGTGGACGATAACCCTTAGGCCAACTAGGTTGGCGGGACGCGAGTTTCTTCACTCTCTCACGAAGCTCCTCGTTCTCTTTCTTGAGATATGCCATCTCAATTTGGTCCTCACGAGTCTCCTTACGAAGCTCGTCATACTTTGTCTGAAAGAAATTTTCAGAACGTTCTTGGTCAGTTACGTCAGTCACTCTTTTCTCCTATGTGAATGTAACAGTGTTAATAATACTAAATTTAAGTGGAAATGTCAATACCTTTTAGATAGGTAATTGAGCGTGTTTTGGTAGGAAATTTAATTCCCTTGCATTTGCCTCAATCTTCTCTTTGAGAGATTTGGAAATAAGTCTGTTGATAGTATCTGGTTCAATACCCTCTTGTTCACAATACCAAAGAACTGCATCCATATGAGTAATATTTTTCTCTAAAACTATTTTCTCTATATTCATTGAGAAAGTCTTTGCGGTTTTCAGTGGCATCATTGTATCCTATAAAAAAGGCCCGTTTGATAAAAGGTGGGCCATGCCTCATTGAGTTGGCTTGTTGGGTAAAGGTAAGCCAATCCTTATTAAGTTTTACGCAGAACGAAGTGCAGCGTAACCAGCGGCTACAGTTGCACGAGTCGGCGTACCAAGACGATATTTCATATACGTCTCACCATCAAAAGACGATACACGTTTGTTGAGGAAAATAGCATAACCTTCTGAACGAAGTTTGCTGATAACTGCACGAACATTCTTCACACCATAACGAGAAGTGATCTGCTTGGCAGTTAGTTCTGCACCGTTTTCCAGTGCATTGATGACACGTTGTGCCTGAGTCTTAGTAGTCATAATAAATTTTCTCCTATTCATGACAATTTAAATGGGCCCATTGAGTAACAAGGCGGTGCCCATACCCCGTGAGGTTTACGCAGCTAGCGCAAAGTCCTCAAAATAGTAATCGTCATTTGCGGTTACTTTAGTTTGCTAGTTTTACGACATTCGCCTGTCGAGTTGTCTGTTCCCCTTCTTTCACCACGTCGAAACCTTGTCAGCCCCCCAAAGATATCTCGTGAGAAATACCTTTGGTGGAGCTGGGGAGAATCGAACTCCCGTCCGCAATGCTTCCAGTTCACTTCTTACAACCATAAATACAGTATACTAAAATCCTACCCCTCTGTCAATAGTTTTTTATCAAATAGCAGGTTTTATTTTACCTGAAACGATAGTATATCCTTCAATTATACCATTACCAGTATCTAATTCTACTTTAGCGACAACACTATCAATCTTACTATGATCCACGTATTCAGAAACTAAATCTTTTACCACAAATGGCGCAGGCCCTGGCAACACAAGACAAACACCCAAACCTATCATTTCTCTCAATGCCAATATGGTGCCCTGTTTAGATTCTTTATCAACATAGGCTAACTTTTCTATCGTTTCTTCATCTTTGCAAAGAAAAACAGTTCTAACTATTTGGCCAGGAGTCCATTCATGAACTGGTGGCTTTTGTGGTGTTTGTGGTGTTCCAGGCCAAGGTATAACATTACGTGGTGCCGTTTGAGCATTTGCAATATTAGGCAGTAGCAACCCCAATATCATTGTCAATGTTAAAATTAGGTATTTCATTTTTCTCTTCCCATCTATGTATAGATTCAGTAAGCATTGGAAGATAATCGTATTTTTTCTTTATGAATTCTTGTGTTGTCCCATCTTCAGTGACTACAAGTATCACTACTTGATCAACGAGTATTCCCGTTCTCTCACCAAACATCTCAGCGTATGCTGCACCTTGAATGTAATAATTTTCATTCCATGAATCTGTGCGTTCACTAGTGGAAGTTTTAAAATCTATGATTGATAGTTCACCATTATATTCTGCGATACAATCTGTTCTACCAGCAACTCTGTACTTATCACTATACAAACCACATTCCTGTGCATGTATATTATTTATGTTACAAAGCAATTTATCTTTCATTTCATTGAAGAGACACCAAGGCAAAAAATCTTTTTTATGATGTGAGATATCCTTATTGTTCAGATAGTCCTCACACATATGATGAACCTTGGTGCCTCTTGAAGCTGCCTTTCTTGCAATATGATTTGCAACATCCTCACCCACTCTCTTACGCCACTCAAACAGTCCTTTCTTGTTACGGTCTGAGAGCACAGTCGTAATCGATGGATAATATCCCTTTGGTGTAACGTAAAACCTTTTACCATCGATGTTCTTTGTCTTCAAATCTGCCGTAGGAAACCACGACATATCTACATGATTAAATTTTGTCATTTGTTAAATCAACTCAAAATGTGGTGCATCAATAAACGGACGGCGACCCTGTGACCTACGAAGGTCAACATAACTCAGCATAGCCTCTTCCATAGTGTCATCCCACTCACGAATGTCAGACACACTCCACGCAGCACCCCAACGAACGCCAACGTCCAACTCAATTGCAGCAGCCTTCATCGCATCTGCAATTTCATCATACACGTTTAGTTCCCAAGAACCACGACCATCGATGTATGCCATCAAATCCACAGCCTTACCTTCTAGGTGCTTTGACTTCATAGTTTTGGATGCACCCTTAGCAACCAATGCTTCTTGTTCTTCTTTTGTTCTAAGTCCTTGAATCACACCAAAGTCAACTTCTGTCAACTCGATAGCACGTTCAACGACTTTAACCAAATCTTCCTCTACGCCTTCTAGGCGACTTTTTGATCTTGACGATAAATTGTAAGCCATTAGTAAATCCTCTTTCTTGCTAATTTTTTCTGTCTATGTTCTAGGTCTACCAAATCAACTGATTTTGATAGATACGCTGTTATTTCCTTTTGTCTCTGATAGTCATAATTAAACAAATTTCTCAAGTATCTTAATACTCGCACTAGTTATTTTCTCCTTTTGGTGGTTGTGTTAGTTTGTGTTCTGTAACTGGAATCACACTTTTCTCCCAGTCCACTGTTAAATTACCAACTGCCATTATTCTTTCGTGTTCACATTCTTGTTCAGGCACAGAGTGATATAACCACGCAGGCCAAAGAATTACTTGACCAACATTTGGTGTCACCAAGAATAATTGACCACTGTCACCATCACCCAGACCATCATCAAAAACTAACGGAGCGCAACTGTCACAACCCTTTACACAATATGTAAAACTCCAGGTGTGTGGCCAGTGTTGGTGTGATTTTGTAAATTGTCCTTTCTCATAAATGAGCCCCCAACTGTCTACAACTTCATAGTCATATTGTCTGGGGTCACCATTTTGATTTGTTGCATTTGCAAGTGGCACTGTCTTGGCAAGACTAATTACCAATTCACCTAATTTCTTAAAAGAATCATATTCTTGATGCATATCCCATTGTGTCATATAACATTTTGCAGCAGTGCCACCTTGCAATCTATCACCAGAGTCTCTAATGTCATTCTCCAGTTCTTGATTAAATGCATCAACATTACTTCCCCGTAGATTTTTAATCTTTACGGGAGACTTCATGTGAAATATTGGCCAATCCTTTTGGGATGGTTTGATATAAATCATTTTTTCCATTTATTCTCCATGAAAACCCATCTTTATTTTGTTGATAATGTAACTCCTTATGAACCCAGATCTAACAATATCACCAATGTCAAATTCTATACAATTAAATTCTTCCATCTCTTGTAGAATGTTCAAGAAATTGTACAGACCATTTTTCTCATTTGTTTTTTGTAAATCTGATTGATTGAAATCTCCACAGAAAACAATCCTTGAATCCTGTCCTACTCTTGTGATAATGGTGTCGAGTTCATGAAAGTTTAGATTCTGACATTCATCTACTATAATGATACTGTTATCAAATGTCAACCCTCTAAGAAAAGAAGTTGACAAAAAGAACAAAGAGCCCTGTGTTTTTAGTTTGTCGTACAGATTGTTGAATGCCTGTTCATTTGGCATCTTGAACATCCAACGGACCATGTTCTGATATGGCACCTGATACAGTGCAGCCTTATCTTCTTCATCTCCAGGCAGAAAACCAATCTCTCTGGTAGGTATCAAAGAACGGACCAGAATCACCTTGTCATATGGTGTCTTCAAATCCAACACATCTTTCAAACCAAGATACAAAGACACAAAGGTTTTGCCAGTTCCTGCCGCACCATATAAAAATTGATGTTTATCTTTCTTCCACGAATCAAAGACAATTTTTTGATTGTCAGTAATAGGTTTGATATCAATCAGACTAGATTGTACAATATCTTTAGCAACTTTCTTAGATGACATTATTTTCTGTTCCTGTGTTTATTGAAGATATTTTCAGCTTGTAATCTTTTAGTGCTCTTACCACTACCATACTTATCTGCCATTGGTGAGTCAGGATGTTTGGAAGCAATACCTCTCATCACATCTTTAAATCCTTCATCGTTCTTTGGGCCCACGCCCATAAGATGATCTCCAACCAACGCAGGAGCACAATCAGGATTCCACACTCTTTTGATATGTGGATTTTCCTTCATCATTTTTTCCATAGCAGAAATAGACATGAACTCATCATATTCTGTTCCTGATAACTCATTGAAAAATGTATATGTTGGCATTACTTTTTACCCTCTAATTCTTTGTTTAGTTCTTTTATCTTTCTATGCATATAACAAAAAACCAACTCCAACATCTTGAGTTGTCCCTTTAGTTTTTCAGTTTTATTTAGATTGTCAAAAGAATGTTTTTTGTTTAGTTTGTTTATATGTGACAGAATCTGTTTCTCTGTCTTCTCTATTCTCTTGGAAATAAAATCATGCGGCTGCTCCGACATTAAACCACTCCGGTATTTTTGCATTCTTCCATTTTGCAAAACTTGCTTTCTCATTTATGTAGTAATGACGATACGCACTGACAGTATCTTCTGTCTTACAATAGTCTGGCATACATTGTGGTGGATCAAAAAAATCAACTACAGGAATATTAGTAGGAGTTTTTCTTAGAGGCGCGTTCAGTCGTTCTGATGCATGATGTTTATTATATCGACAAGTGTATTCTTGCATCAAACCATTCATATGATTGTACAACCAATTATAATTATGCACACTAGCACGAGTCCAGATGGTGCTAGGATGATTCTTGTGGGCTGTCTTGTACAAACCCACTGAGTCAGCATAGTCGTCACCATCAAGAACACGATGTGCAGTAGAGAGCAACTGTGCACTCTCCAATATCATTTTCACCACATGTTTATCACACATCATTTGTGCAGCAATCATGGGATCTTTATCAACATAAAATATATTCATTATCTTAACCAATAAAACTCTTCAAAAATTGAAACTTCTTCATCAACATGTGCCGGTATTTCTCCATCACTATATTTCCATATTCTACCATCACTTAAAATCAACTGCGGCCGATCGGGATATTTTTCTCCCTTACGCCAAGTATCTGAACTTATCCCAGAACCAACTTTCTTTTTATTAATAAGATAATCTCTGTCAGGATGATATTTGTGAATAAATTCTTTTGCAGGCCATTTATAAGATGTCCAAGTATACTTGTGTTTCTTATCATGATTGGACATCGACCAACGTTGAAAGTCCTCTGTATCATAAAATGCCAAATTAACTTTATATTCTGTTGCACCAGAAAAATTTATTGGCATACGATACTTAACATGTTGCCACTTTATAGAAAAATTAATCCACCAATATAAATCGAATCTGGTTTTGATTTCAAATGGTGCACGAGTAACATGTTCATCTATGTATTTCCAAAGTTCTGGCCGTATTTTTAAATCTGCTGGCCAAACTGAACTCTTACCTCCTTTTGAAAAAACTTTAGAATATACTTTCTCCAAGTCCCATTTTTTCATAATCTGCCAAGAATCATGAAAAGAATTATCATCGTCTACTACACTGTCACTACCAAAAATCTGATCACCACAATCGCCAGACACTTTGATACAATCTGTTTTGTTATAGAAATCAGTATCATACAACATATCCACTGGTACAGGTTTCCATTGCTTGGAAACTACTTCGTTGTATAGACTTGGAAATTCTTGTATTGAATCTATAGTATATCTTACATGCAATTCATTGTCAATAGGTTTTGTTTCTAATAAAGCCAGAAGTGCAACAGAAGAATCTATTCCACCACTCCATGCAATGTGAACAGGAAGATTATTTTTCTTACGAGCTAGATTCCAAATATTTTCTGCTGCTTCTAATGCACAAGTTTCAAATGACTTTTCTGTGTTAACATCAGAAGGAATTGGACTATAATCAAACCAAGAGGTATTAGTCTGCCCTGTTCTATCTACCAGAGTAGTGGTAGCTCCAACAAATTTAGCAACATATTTGATAACTGGGTTATTAAAACGAACACCATGTGTTCGATGATCTCGACACCAAACAATTTTTAATCTTCCTGTGTTTATAAATTTAAAAAGAAGGTGATAATCAAACATTGACATTTATTTCTTGTCCCATCTATAAAAAATATGTTTATCAATTTCAGTCGTTCTTATGAACTTCTTTCTCCAAGAGGGCCGAACATAATTAGCATGATAGAACAAAGCACCATCAGTAATATCAACCCACTGTCTATCATTATCTAACAATTTACGAACAAAGTCAAGTTTTTCTTGGTAGATTTTTTTGTTTGGTGGATTGTCAGATTTTCCATCACAATACCAACTAAATTGACAAACACCACCTCTTTTTTGATGGATTACTTTACACATAGTGTTTGGAAATCTATCGTCATTGACACGATTTATAACAACAGAAGACACAGCAAGCATTCCTGCTGTGCCTTGATTTCCAACCTCAAAGTACAAGTTTTTAGCAAGACACTCTATCTGTCTTTCTTTGTCTTGTGTGTACCAAGAGGCACCTAATATACCACCAAGAGCCAGTAGACTTCCACTTACCCAAACACCAACACTCATTATGATCTTGGGTGCTCACCTGGATAATCATCATCCGGTAGCATGTATTCTTCAGTCCAACCAAATGCTTCTTTTACCACGTTAGCAGACAAACCCTTATACTTTCTGTGTAGAGCCTTATCCTTTGCAGCAACTACAAGTTCTGCTTCACTTTGATGCAATCCTTCCAACATCTGAATAAACATGTTCTCTCTACGGTTAGTCGTTAGTTGAGGATTGCCGCCCTTAATATAATGAAATAAAGTTCTTGCCTCATGTACGAGCATATTGTGCTCTGTTCCTTCTGGTGATTCATTTGGTGTGTATGGAACATCACCTTCTGGCAAATCCCACTCAATGTTAGGATCAAAAGACGACTTGAGAACCATTCTCAATGCGTCTGTATTGTGTTCTCTCAACAATTCAACCTTCTTTTCTTTTGTCTTCGCCTTCGCAACTTTGTCCAAAATCTCAGACATTAGTGGTGTATATGGCATATCAAAAATCTCCTATGTTATCCATCAATTCTTTTAACTTATTATCTATAAAGTAATTTAGTAGTTTACTACGGTCACCTTCTGGTGCTTTATGATATGTCTCTAAACATTCCAAAAACAACTCTTTAGGTGATTCTTTCAAATCAATCAGCTTCTGATTCCTCTGATAATTACGATACCAAGATGCTGCATAAAGCAATTCACCTTCATTCAAATCCTCTAAGATATCAGCAATCTTTT